CTTTACAGTAGCACCCGCATATAACAAGGGTGCGTATCAAGTCATTACGCGTGAAAACGTAAAACACATAGGCAAATAATAATGAAACAACTTATAGAATATGCAACACCTTTTTTCCAAGGAGTAATACTGGGGTTCATTGCCGTATACGGCTACAACTTTATTAACAGCTTATTTGGAGCATAAAATATGAAAGAAACAACTAAAACATTTATTGACGGGCTATGTGTTGGCGGCTCATTCACTTACTTAGCGATGGCGATTGGTAATCTATATGGATGGCCTACAGTATTCGCAGGCATCGGCATTATAGGATTCAGTTATTGCATGATAACAATTGCTGTAGCTGCTGATGAAGAACGTAAATGGCGCCGTAAGAACCATGACGCTGGAACTCATGATTACTATGGCAATAAGCTAGAAGAAAATGAAAACAAATAAGCTAGAAAAGTTATTTGATCGTCTAAGGCAAGAAGGATGGTACTGTGGCTGGGGCTTACCATGCTGTTCTTCTTGTGCATGGTCCGACATTCCGTTTGAGCATGAGGTTGGTCCATTTACTGGCGAAGACGTAGATCTCAATAAGGTTCTGTTCAATCATGAGCAGGACTGTGAGATTGATCTATTCGACTATGACGAAAGCGCGGAAGAATGCGAAGTATGCGATGGCGATGAAGACGATTGTTCTGAATGTAATGGAACAGGTTGGATCGTTGACGAAAAGGTTCTCGAAGAATTAGATTTAGCTAATAGAGAATACTGCATTTTTCCACATTACACGTCTGATGAGCAGAAAGATAGTTGCTTCTGTTTTGCAGGCGATAAAGAAGGTGTTGCTAATTTAAAGGCTATACTACCAATTATTGAAGAGATGGGTTGTACATATAATTGGAATGGCAAAGCTAACACACGAATAACAATAAACTGGGAGTAATACTATGTCAAATTATATGGAACTATCAAGCTATTATGGCGAAAATAAAAGAGCTGAAGTGATTAAATGTATAGCAGAAGATCGCTATGGAGTTAAGTTTTTCGTAGAAGGTAATAGTTTAGGTATTGAATGGTATGATGGCAAATCAGAAGCATATGTAGAAGATGCTGCTGAAAACTGGGTTGAAGGTATTAAGGAGACTCCAGTATTTTCAAATTAACCCTGTACATTTTGCAAGACATGTGTTATAATAGACACATATTAAAAGATGGAGATAAGTAATGGCAGAAAATAAAGTAAGAGATAAAATGAGAAAGAACCGTGTCACTATTGACGATAAGTATTTAGGTCCTGAACCATTTTGGGAAAGTATTGATGAAATACCTACAGATCCTATTGAACGTCAAACGGTGTGGGGTAAAGCCGCACAGTGGTATAACTATTCTTATAAACTCAAAGAGTATATTCCTTACGTTATTCAGTATGCTGAAGAAGTTCACAAGTATAATAAGGAAGAAATTAAAGCCTTAAAAGCATGTGAAGACTGGAGAATAACGCGGGGCGTATGCTCTGTTGCTAGGCTTCATTTTCGTGGATGGATACATGAGCAAAATCAGCACGATAGGATGAAAGAAAAACTTGACACTACAATAGCGTTTGGTATGAAAAAGCTAGCTAAAGCCGCAGCAGAACCTACATCACCTGCAGTCAATATATCCATTGTAGATAGAACTAAAGCTAAACTTAGAGATACAGTTTACGTTGAATGGGACGAAGCTGTAGTTGATGGTTGGGCTGATGGCGACTTTAAAGTAGAGTTTGATGTATTTAACACATTTAAGAAACACGGATTAAAGGGTAATGCAATCAATCCATTTAAAGAATTGATTGAGTTAGACTATCATCTAATAAAAGATGCACTGGATAAAACTTGTGAGCAGGCTGTAGAGGCATATTCACATATCTCCACTGCTAATAAAAAGAGAATGATTAAGCAATATGAAACAGTATTTGCTGATCTTGAAAAGCTACGTTCATCGTTTAAAGCTACACGTACGGTTACCACTAAGACAACCAAACGTAAATCGACCGACGCTCAAGTTAAAAAACTTAAGTACAAAGCAGAAGACAATGAGTTTAAGATTACTTCCATTAATCCAGTTACGATACCTGGTAAGGAAACACTCTACGTCTTTAATACTAAATCGCGAACTCTCTATCAGTATGTAACTACGGCTACAGCTGGATTCGAGATTAACGGAACAAGTATTAAGAACTTTGCACCTAATCTATCTAAGTGTACGAAGCTTAGGAAACCAGATGATGTTCTTCCTTTAATATTAACCAAAACGCCGAAACAGATTGAATCTCAGGTATGGAAATCCATTACCACGAAGGTTAAAGAATGTAACGGTAGACTTAATGCCGATTGTGTATTATTGAGAGTTGTATGATAGATGATGAAGAAATAACCAAACATAAAATCATGACAAAGAAAAGATTCTCTTTGGCCGTCGAACAAGTAGTAGCTCAGCATAACAATGTGTCTTATATTGATGCTGCAGTGATGGTCATAGAAAAACGTGGTATGGACTATACCAATTTAAAACGATTACTTAGTGATTCGCTCAAAGCTAAAATAGAGAATGAAGCGTCTGAACTAAGATTAATTAAAACCAAAACCGGAAATAAACTACCAATATAGGAAAGATTATGAGTAATGTGATACTGCCATCGTCAGATGCAGACAAACAAAGAATCAAGGGTTGCGTTGAAGAGATCGCAAATGCAATGACTATGATTAAAGCACAAAAAGATTTTATTAAAGAAGCTGTCGCCTCATGCGCAGAGGAAGTCGAAGTAGACAAGAAGTACCTACGAAAGCTAGCCTCTATCCACTATAAACAGAACCTCAATGAAGTTATCGGTGAGGTAGAAGATGTGGAAGCTCTATACGAAAGCGTTATGAAATGATCGACCCTTTTGAATCTTTTAAATTGTACAACGCTCTCAAACTCCACTTTGAGAGCAACTCGTACGATGCTATCAAGTATAACTTTAAGACTAATGTGAAGGCAACGTCTTTTCTTAAACGAAAGGATAAGTACTTCTTTGCAAAGATAGCCAGGCAATACGAAAAAGATTTAATGGGATACTATATTGCCAATTTTAAACACGGTATCTCATACGTTGGCGACATGATCAACGAAGTAGGAGAAGACAACTATAAGAACCACAAACGAATAAGAGAAAGTATTCATCGTGTGTTCAGTGTTGATATAAATAGACTAACCGAAGAGGACTGTACATTCGACGAGTTGTTTGAATCAGTCGATGGTCAACATCCTCCGGTTGTACAAATTTGGATGCAAGAAGATATATCATTAGAGACTGTGGTCATTCTTAATTCCATACTAGGGTATATACCTCGTGAATCAAAGAAGATATCGGATACCATTATATGGCCTGATATTCAACGGAAGATCGATAAGTACGGACCCTTCGTAAAGTACGATGTCAATAAGTGTAAAACTATTTTGACAAAGGCCTTTACAAGCATATGAAAATATGTTATAATAGACTATCATATAATGCATAAAGTGGATAATTCAGCCAATACAATGTTTAATACGGAGAAACAACATGTCATTTGCAAACCTTAAGAGCTCACGAGGCTCGTCAATCGACAAACTCGTAAAGGCAGCGGAAGCTGTATCTTCTAAAACTGAAAGCACAAAAGGTTACGACGATAATCGCTTTTGGAAACCCACACGTGATAAAGCTGGTAATGGCTACGCTGTAGTCCGATTCCTACCTGCTCAGGAAGGTGAAGATCTACCTTGGGTACGTTATTGGGATCATGGATTTAAAGGTCCTACCGGTCTTTGGTATATTGAGAACAGTTTAACTTCTGTAGGTCAACAAGATCCTGTATCAGAAGCCAATGCTGTACTTTGGAATAGTGGTCGTGATGAAGATAAAGCAATCGCTAGAGAAAGAAAGAGACGTCTACACTATGTATCAAACGTCTTAGTAGTGTCAGATCCTGCTAACCCGTCTAATGAAGGTAAGGTATTCCTTTATAAGTTTGGTAAGAAAATCTTTGACAAAGTTATGGATGTTATGCAACCAGATTTTGAAGATGAGACTCCTATCAATCCTTATGACTTCTGGGAAGGCGCCGACTTTAAGATTAAGATCCGAAAAGTTGAAGGTTGGGTAAATTATGATAAGTCAGAGTTCGCATCACCTAGTGCTTTGTACGAAGGCGATGAAGAACGATTAGAGGGTATCTACAATAAGTTAAATTCCCTATCAGACTTTACTGATCCTAATAACTATAAATCATATGATGAATTGAAAGCTAAATTGAATAAAGTTTTAGGTGTTGATGCTGGTCATGCTCCAATGAGTGCACCAGAACCAGCCATGACTAATACTATGGAAGCTCCAAGTATTCAATCAGCAGCTGCTGCAGATGATGTTGCGAGTAGTTCAAGTAGCGATGAAGATGATACACTATCTTACTTTGCTAAATTGGCTCAAGAATCATAATAATAAAGTAGTAACGACTAATCCCCTAGTTTCGGCTAGGGGATTTTTTTTAGCGTGCGAATCGACCGCGAGATCTGCCCATCTGTCCGATGCCTCGGCCTGTGCTTGATTGTTTAATCACAGGGTTGACATTCTGGGTGCTAGCATCTGTGTTATTATTTGAATTAATATTAAAATCACCTTGGAAAACATTAGGAGATTTGATTTCAGTTCTTATAGCATCAACAACTTGTTTCATTTGGTCAGTTTGTGCTGACATTTCGTTTAGCATATCGCCATCTGATCTACTATTATCTACTACCAATTCATCAATAGTTTGAGAAGGTTTAATAGTATCTAGCTGTTTTTTGTTAAAACTGACCCGCATCTCGCCTTTACTATTGAGCATATCGTCAGATTGTTTACTGGCTTCAATGGTAACTTTTTCTTGTCGGCGGCTTCTTCTGTCAATCTTTTTACTTTCTTTCTTTTCCCATTCTTGTGGCTCTACGCCCATTGCGCGCATTTGCTCGGGTGTTTTATAACCCATTTGCTCTCGCGTTATGTCTAATCCCTTCGGACCTTTAAAATCATTTTCGCCAGGAGTATAAGAACCATCTGCTATTTTCTTATCTCTTTTATCTAGCATTTCCGAATGTTTCTTCACTGCGTTATTAGTATCAAATTCCTCAGCATTCGCCATGCTTTTTACCCATTCAGGCGCTTCGAATCCTAGGAATCCTAAGAAGCTGCTTGCCAATTCAGCTACCTTTTTTCCTAATTTGATAAAGACGTTACCAAGACTAGCGAATCCATCTTGTAATTGAGCTACTCCTAGCATTATAACATCAAGGACTGAAGTAAATCCTAGCTTTTCGCGTAACGCATCTAAACCTTTGTATAGGCCATAGAATATAGCAGCGATTCCGGCTATTATTGCTAATGGTAAAGCTACTGCAGCAAGTACTGGTGCCATCGCCGCAGCCATGGCAGAAAATGCAGTCGTCAGTCCTGGAACAAACGCGCTGACCATAAATGCTTTAAAAATTAAAAATCCTTGAGATATAAACTTGATGCCCTTTATAATTTTAGCAAGATTGAACAATATCCCTGCGCCTAAAATAGCAGCAATGGTTTTACCATGGCCTTCTATTGTCTTAGCTGCTCCGGCCATATCTCCATCAGCTAACTTTGTAAAAAAGTTTAATAGGTCAGATACAAAAGCAATAATACGGTTTAATACTGCAGCAAATGCTTCTGGGTTTATTAGAGCTAATGCTAAACCAGCAATGCCAGCTAAAAATGTTCCTGATTCTTTTACCTTACCACCAAAGCCTTCAATACCTTTAGCCATTTTACCAAGTAATGAATTAGCTTCTTCTTGTTTCTTTATAGCTTCGCGTTTATTTTCTTCGCTCTCAATCCCTTCCTTTAAAGTTTTTAATTGATTTTGAGATTCATCTAAAAGTGCTTGGTTAAATGGCAACCCTTGCTCTTGAAGTGCGACTTCTCTCTTCATAACATTATTAATGTTATCAAACTTTTCTCTTAATTGTTTGGTTTGTTCATTAGAGTCTACACCGAACGCACCTTCCAATTTAGATATTTTATCTCCGACGTCAACATTAGCTTCAGAAGCACTCTTAGCGTTTTTAGACTGTTGCTTCATCTCCTCGACTAATTCGCTAAGGGATCTACTCTGT